TTGTTGAATGTTTGAAATATCTACTGATTTAGATTCTTCTTTATCAGAATTACTCTCAATATATGTAAGGAGTTTTTTACAGATACTTATGACATCATCAAATGTTTCTGCAATTTTAGACATATCCACAAACTGTTGTTCTTCATCATTAAAAGGAATGATTGTTTTTACATCATGAATACCAAGTTTAAAATATAAATTAATTCTATCAATAAGATTCATTTTAGAAAGATCTTCACCACCAATCTCAAAGAAATCTTGCTTGTTTAGTTCGGTATATCCACGGTAGAAAGATTTGGTGAGACCAGGATACTGCAGTTTAATTTTACGTTCAATACGAGCATCCTCAACAACATTAAGAAATGATTGAGGTACTTCCCTTGTCACATATGTAGATGGAGTGTAAAGAGCGTGTCCAACTTCATGACCAACTAGAAGGTCATAAACATCATTTGAAATATTTTCCCATACAGGTAGTTGCAAAACCCGTGTCTCCACATTGAATGAAGCAGTGGAAACGTTACTATGTTCAACGGTCAGGTTTTCTGTTGCTAGAAGTTTAGCGAGATTACTCTTGACTTGAGTGATGGACATAGATGTGTTTGATCGATACAGCTAAGCTATCACGAAAAAGGGGAGGTGTCAATCCCCAATCAATAAGGGTTCCTTATGAGTCTTCATAAATTCATAATGACCATGGCGAGATCCCCAAACATATTCATCAGTATCGACAGAATAACCTTTATCATATATGTGATACTCAGATTCACTTAAGATACTACTGTTCTCTACATAAGTTTTTTGTCCTTCCCACTCAACAATACAATCACAAGTAGTCATTTTAGAAATATATTTATCATCTTCAAAAGTAAAAATTCTATCACAGTTTTCAATATAATTTAAATTATCAAATATAGAATCCATATTTCTTAAATGATAATGTTTTTCATTATCTAATTTATAATTTTTTGTAATAATTTTATCGTCAGATTCTATTACTTCAATGACAAATTGTCTGTATGGTTTTTCATGCAAAAAATTTTGTTGCTCTCCATAAAACCAATTTTCATCAATTTGTTTATGTATTAAATGTATTGCAGACCATAGTAATGGTCTTGAAAATGCTTGGCCACCGTTATTGTAAGTACCTACAAAATATTCTTTAAATTTATCTATCATGATACTGTCATTTTACTAAAGTTTTTAACCTTGTCAAATTTCATAACTCTATCAAATTTATCAAGGAGTACATCTCCCTTATGAGAGATAATAAAAATGTTTGTGTCATCAGATACTCCTCTAATAATTCTGAGAAACTCATCTGTACCACCAACATCTAGAGATGAATCAAAGACTTCATCTAGAATAAGAAGATTTGTATTTGCAGAGTTTTTAAGTTTAGCAATAGATCTCCAGGTAAACATTAAAGCAAGGTCAATTCTCATCTTCTCTCCCTCGCTGAAAGAACTATAAGTAAAATCATCTCTATGTCTAGATTTAATACTTTCATTAAATTCTTCGTCTAGTGTAAAGTTTACATAGAAATCAAGTTCTTGAAGATACTTATTAATATGCTGATTCATCACAGGAAGATACTTCCTAATAATCATTGATTTAATACCACCGTCTTTAAGCAAAGAAGAAATTACATCATAGTTTCTTTTAGTATCCTTTGCATCTCTAATAGATTTTTGTATTGTTAATCCTTGATTACCAATCTCAACAAGCTTTTCCTTCTCTCCATCAATATCTAGATTATCATTCTTCAACTCCTCAATCTCACCTTTAATATCTGAGATAATTTTTTGAGTTGTTTTTATAGCCTGCAATTTTGATTTGATGTCCCAATTAATATCAGACACCTCTCTATTCATTTCAGTTTGCTTTTTAACTAGTTTATTTGCTTTCTTAAGTTGATCCTTATACTGATGAACTAGTTGTGTTGTATCATTAATAATTTTAGAAGACTGGAGAATATGTTTCTCTTTAACATCTGAGGTTATTGGTTGTGTACATTTTGGACAAACATCATTTTCAACAAAAAAGCTTTCCTCTTTCTCGGTCCTTGTAATTAAATTAGTATTAGTTGTAATCTCTTTTTCAAATTTTTTAATTTTTTTATCAATACCATCAAACTTAGTTACCTCTTCTAATAACTGAGTTGCATGATTATTAGATTGTTCAATATCAGTATTCAATACTTCAATACCATCTTCTAGTTCTACAACCTTATCTTCTTTTTGAGTTATAGTTTTCTTTGCAGTTTTCTCTAAAGATTTAATATGATTACTTTGCATTTCTGCTTTCTCTTTTAGAAAGGCAATATCAGTCTCATAAGTTTTAAGTTCTTCAGTAGAACTCTTCACTTTATCTTTTAGAATAACATTCATCGTAGAAAAAATACGAATGTCTAAAAGATCTTCAATGATCTCTCTACGTGATGCAGCAGGTAACTGCATAAAAGGAACAAATGTAGATGACCCAAGTACAACAATCTGTGTAAATGATTTATAATTTAATTTTAATACATATTGTTCAAACCATTTTTGTTGATCTACTGCAGAAGATTGCTGATCTAATAAATCTCCGTTCTTATAAATTTCAAAGATACCAGGTTTCATTCCACGACGAACTAACCATTCTGTAGTACCAATTTGAAATGTAACTTCTACAACACAATCTTTTTCATTAATACTATTGATGAGTTGATTTTTGTTTACCTTACGAAAAGATTTATTAAACAATGCAAATACAATTGCTTCAATAATAGTACTCTTACCAGCACCATTCTGACCTACAATCAAAGTTGTTGTAGTAGAATCTAAAAGAATTGTTATAGGATTGTTCCCAGTAGCAAGGAAATTTTTATAGGTTACACTTTTAAATAAAATCATGTGAATCAAATTTTGGTGGAATTACAAAGTCGTCTGGTGTTATTATCACGTAATTATAACCGAATCTCTCACAAGCCGCAACTACCTGTTCAGTTTCTATCTCAGTAGATTCGACGGAACAAAATCCATCTGCTTCTAAGAGACCGATGTATCTTTCTGCATCATCATTTTCTTGAAATAACTGAAGTACCTTATCTCCTTCTTTAGTTATTACAGCATACGCTCCTTCGGAATCAGCAGCAGACATCGTTAAGATGAACATTATTGTACCTCGCAGGCTTCAACATAAATTGATTTAATAATATTTTTAATACTATTTTTATCTAAATTTATATTCTCTTTTTCATCTATATATCTGTTTAGTGTGGTGAGGGTATCTTCACCTTCAAAATTTTCTTCAGTGCCATCTAGATCTAAATTATTAGTTTCGATAACTTTAATATCATGAACTCCGATATCATACAAATTTTCTAGAACTCGTTCAAACATATTATTGTCTGATCTTTCTTCTACAAATATTTTAATGTATGTATCTTTATATTCAGATGCATCAAACTTATTATAGTCAGTTACATTATCATTATAATATATTTTTTTAAAAATACTATAAGGATTTTTAATAAATCCTAATTTCTTAGTCTTAGGATCTAATAGATGAAATCCTCTTTCTGCCCTATAATCATTCCAGAACAGTTCATATGGATTTCCCAGATACTTAATGTTCCCACGTTCTGATTTGTGGTGGAAGTGTCCTGATAATACTTTATCAAACTTACTGAATGCATTTGCTTCAATACCACCTTCAAATACATGACCAGGGATTGCCTGAAATCCAGAGATTTCAAGGTGACCCATGACTATAGTTGAGTCAGTATTTTTTAGGTGATCAAAAGATGATTCTTGATTCTCAGAATTAATCCAAGGAAGCATTGTAATTTTCAAACCGTCAACTACAATATCCTCCACTTCACTATAGATGTGAATATTATCATACTGTTCCAAAAGTAAATCTGGAGTATTGATAACATTAGTATTTTTATAGTATGCAGTATGATTACCAACAATCATGTGAACAGTGATACCCATCTCAGCAAGCTTATCGTAATAATTTTTCTTAATACGATACCATGCGCCAAGGTCAATGCCTTTACGGTTATCAAATGTATCACCAAGATCTATGATAGTTTTTATTTTGTATTTTTTGAGTGATGGAAAAAATACATTATCATAAAATTTTATAAAATAGTCCCAGAAGATTTGGGAACTTTTACGACCATCTAAATGTTGATCGGTAATCAGAGCAATTGTCATCGATTAACTTTAATTTCAAGGGACTCTTTAATACTATTCATAGTGGAAGAATCATAACCCATCACAGAACTGTCTGCAGAGAAGACTTCATCATGTCCCGATCTTTCTAAAATTCTTGTCTTAATATCTAACTGTTTTTTCTCTCTTTGAATTCTACGTAAGAAAGCAAAATAAATTATTTGAGTAAAGTATGCAAATGGGTTAGAAGATTTCTGTGGATCAAAATTATCAATATACTGAAGACAGTTTTCTATACCGTCACAAATCATATCATCCTTGAACATATAGTTCACGAAGTTAGGACGATAGGATAAGTGAGTTGCAATCTTTAGAAAACACTCACCAATGTATTCTGGAACTCTAGGTCTAGGTTCACCTTCTTCTTTTGATTTAATAACTTTGTTTCGATAGACAGTAATTGCCTCTAAAAATTCTTTGTTATTTACATAGTGTTCTTTTTTCTTCATGGTACATATGTAAGCTATTAGCTTTTGTAATTGTTTGTACTATACCACAATATCAAGGACTTGACAAGTGGCTCAAAACTCTGTATAATAACTCTGCTAGGGTTCAGAGAACAACTTAGCTATCTTTAAAGATCTTCTCTAAGCTATTTCTTGCATCATCTACTTTTGTCTTAAATCCCATCTCTTCATCTAAAGGTAGTTGACTTGTATTGTCTTCATGATGTAGATATTTACGAAGTGTTTTATTATATATTTTTGTTATTCTTTCATCTGCTTCATATACAGTGATAGTCTTATCTTTTTCAATAAAGATAATTTCTTCACTAGAAAATTTAATCCATGGTCTCAAATCTACTTTAACCATTTCACCAGCTGGTGTTTCTATAATTGTTTCATCTATACTAAAAGGGGTTTCTACAATAAATCCGTTCTCTTCCCCACATACTAATACACTACCAATAACTTCTTCTCCACTTACTAGTTTTATCATTCCGATAAACTCTGAATAAATCATTCTTCCTTTCTCCTAAAATTGATTGGAATAATCTCATAATTAAAGCTTTCTTGGGAATAAGTTTTTACTCTTTCCACCATATGATTTAAAGTGTAATTTCTTCTTTCTCCTTTTGTAAAATCATCTGCAATATCGTATAGTGTTGCTATTTCTTTCTGGTTACCTTTACGTAAGGCTCTACCAATTGACTGCAAGTTTCTAATCCTTGATTTACTAGGACTAGCGAATATAATATTGTGTAATCTTTTAATGTTGATACCTGTGGAAAATGTTCCGTAAGAAGCAATTATTATGGCATCATTCTGGATTTCTGTAATCTGTCTTACTTTTTCTCGGTCTTCGGTATCAACTCCTCCATGAACAAAGAATACTTTTCTATGTTCTGATACACTACTATTTATCATATCATAAAGTACCTGACCATGCTTCTCTACGTATGCAAATAGAACAAGCGTATTACCTGATTGGTTTAATGCTAAACGTTCTATAAATTTATTTCTTCTATCTAATGTACAAATATGGTCCATCTCATCCTGATAAGAATCAAATAATAATTCTTGATGTTGTAGTAAAAGAATATTAATTTTTAACGGTGATAGATGTCCCTTATCAATTAACTGTTTAGTTTTTACAACCTTATTAACTGGACCAAACAATCCTTCCAATACTAACTGGTTTGTACTAGAACCATCGAGTGTTCCTGTAAATCCAATTCGATGTTTGCAGTTATGTAACTTGGTCATAATATTGATAAGAGATTTTGCTTTAAATAGATGGGCTTCATCTCCAATCACACAATCAAAATTTTCAAAATAACTTTTTGGCATCTTGTAGATAGATTGCCATGTAGTTACTGTTACTTGTTTAGATGTGTTCTTATCTTTACCAGCATATATTTTATGACAGTAATCTTTAGACGACCAACCATAGGTATCAAAGTCACCACACATCTGTTCTACCAATGATGTAGTTGGTACAACAATTAATATATTGTCTCCTCGGTTAGCAAAAAATCTGGTAATAGAATAAATCATCAAAGACTTACCAGATGCAGTCGGAGATAATAACAATCTCCTATTGTATTTTAATGCTTGATAGATTGCATAATATTGGTAGTCTCTTACTTTAAATGGGATGTGTAAACTTTTCACAAAATCTACAACTCCACTCTCAGAAACTAAATCATTTGTTTCTTCGGGTAATCCATAATATTCATTATCTTTGTCCTCATAACTATATCCCCTAGAGTCTAACCATTCAGTCAAGTAACTATATAGACCACAATATATCTTACCGTCTCCAGGACTAAAAAGCTTTATGGTTCCATCCCACAATCTTTTTTTATATTGAGGCATAAACTTTGCGTTTGGAACCTCAAATGTAAAATACTCTGAAAGTTCATACTTAATATGAGGTTCACACTCAACAGTTAAATATACTTCGTTTTTCTTCTGAATAGTAACATCAGTCATCAAATACTACCTTGCATAAATTTTTGCCAGTCAATACTATTCTTAATTTGAAATCCCCTATTGTTTAAGCAATGAAGAACCTTGTCAAGAAAAAACATAATCTCTTCATAATAATTTATACGAGTTTGTAAGAGCTGTAATTCAGGATCGGAATCCATGTACAGTCCTAGATCTTGTTTTAGTATTTTTAGATCAAAAGGTTTTTCTTGATATACACTTGGTTCTGCTTTACCAGTGTAATACTCAAACTTATCTCTGAGTAGAGATTTATATTCATGTTCCTTTTTTATTTTCAACAACCTTACATCGGACAAGTAATTTAGATACTTGCTGTGTAGTTGTGGAATTTTAATTGATTCTTCGTCTAGTAGATCTTGTTCAATTTTTGAGTCTTCAGCCCATTGGGATTTAATGTCGTCAAGTGTAATCATATGTTAAACCAAATCAGTGTCAAACGGTGTAATCCAATCTTCAGCGGCACCTTCTACAACTACTACAGTAATATCTCTTTCAGATAATTTTTTTAAAAATTTGTTGACAGAAGCTCTAACAGTATTAGTTGTCATACTACCAGAATTATCGATGAACAATGAAATTTTAGATCCGTTTGGTACACTATCTATATTGCAAAGATCATACCAATCTGAAGCATATGTATCATCACCATTATCTCTACTAACTAATATTGGTCCAAATGTTTTGTCAGTTTTTCTAGAGCCAATATAGGAAAAATCAGTAATTGCAACAACTCCACTGGTTGATAATATTGTATCATTTTGATTTCTTACTTGAATTGCAAAACTTTCAGTTCCTTCTGTTCTAGCATCTCTAGTAAATGGAATCACAAAAGAAGAGACATTATTATTGATTGTAAATGG